GGGCGGACGCACGAGCAGCCTCAACTCTCAATTTGTTCGCCGGATCCTCGGCCCACGCCGGCCCGTTCACCGCGGTGTTCCTCCACTCGCAAAAGGTCACGCTCGACGGCGACGGCAATGTCATCGACCTGTCGGGGCTGGACCTCAACGACCCGCGGACGTGGTGCGACTACCACGGCGTGGACGTGGTCGACGGAATCGCCTACGTGCACAAGGCGGTCGACCAGGAGTTCCGGTCGCATCACGGGGCCGACTACACCCCCGGGTCGACACCGGAAGCGCCGGACTGGAACACCCGGCGCGAGTGTGGCGGTGGCCTGCACTTCGGCGCCACCCCGTCGCTGGCATTGGAGCACGCCGCGGGCTACATCGCCGCGCCGCGGTGGCTGAAGTGTGGTGTGCGCCTGGACGAGATGGTGTGCCTGGGCGACAAGGTCAAGGCCCGCAGGGTCGTGCAGGCGTGCGTCGAGGTCGACGTCACCGGTGATGTGACCGCGGCGGTGGTGTCCGGTGGATAGCGCCGGCATCCCGCCCGGGTTCGTCGAGCGGTTCGCGATCCGGCTGCCCGACGGCAGCCTCGCGAAGTACGGGTGCGTGGAAGTCGCGTTCATGGAACGGGCGACCGCTGAGCGTCACCTCGCCCACCACAAGGAGATGGCCGCGCAGCTCGGTGTGTCCGACTGGGCCGGTGAAGTCGTCTCGCAGTTGTGCACTCCGTTCGTCGGGGCGCGGGACACCGGCGCGCACCTGGTCGCCGATCTGCAGCGGTGGCTGGAAACGCAGACCGGCGGTGCAGCGTGAGTGCATCGCACATCATCGCGGTGAACAGGCCGGGCGATGCGGGTTGGATTACGCCGGGCTCTGAGCAGCACCGCGCCATGGTGTCGCCGTCGAAAGTCGCTGCCCTGCTGGGGTTCTCGCGGTGGCAGTCTCCGTATGGGCTGTGGCGGGAAATGCGGGGCGACGTCGAACCGGACCCGCCGAAAGACATCTTCACCGTCGGGCACGACGCCGAACCGTACATGGCGCGGCGCTGGCAGCGGCTGAACGAGGGCTGGCGGCTGTCCCCAGATGAGGTGCAGTTCGTCATCCACCCAGGGCATTTCGGGTTCCCCGCCCTGGTGACGCTGGACCGCCGCGCGGTTCGCGGCCGGGCCCGCCGAGTGGTTCAGATGAAGATCGCCCGCGATCTCGACGACGCCCGCGTGTGGGGCGACGACCTGGCCGGTGACGGCGACGCCCCACCGGACTACGCCACCCAGGTGTTCGCCGAAATGCTGTTCAGCGGCTTCACCCAGCACGACGGGCATCTGATGGTGGCGGGCCCATTCTGGGCGGAGAAGCTCTACCCGATCCGATACGACGGGAAGACAGCGGCCGGCCTGGTGGCGACGATCCGCGAATTCTGGGAGTCATTGCAGGCGAATGAGCCTCCGCCGCTTGACGATTCGACCGCCACCTACCAAACCGTCCGCAAGGAACACCCCGACATCGCCGCCGGCACGTCGGTGCAAATCGACCCCGTCCTGGCCGCCGCCTACCTTGACGCTCTAGCCGCCGAGAAGGCCGCCGAAACCGAGCTGCGCAGCACGAAAACCGAACTCCTCGCCGTCATGGGCGACACCGAGACCGCGCTCGTCGGCGACCTGCGTGTGGCGAAACGCAGCCGCCACGCATCCGGGTCCGTCGCCCTGAACGCCGCACGGAAACTCACCGGCCACGACATCAGAAACCTGGCCGCACAACCCCTAGGAGAAACAGCATGACCGAGCTAGCCACCACCGACAGTGCGACGCTGGAGGTACTACCGCCAGCCAGGCCGATGGCCGCCGGCGCGATCGCCACCCTGCGCGAGCACGCCGAAGCAATGCAGGTCGCCTACGACCTAGCTTCACGTATGTGCGCCACCTCGCTGGTGCCCGAGCGGTACCGCAACAAGGCCGACGATGGCACCGCCGCGATCCTGTATGGCGCCGAACTGGGCCTGAACCCGATCCAGTCGCTGCAACGCATCTTCGTGGTCCACGGAACCCCGTCGGTGGAAGCCCGCACGATGGTGGCGCTGCTCAAGCAACGCGGCTACCGCATCAGCACCGTCTCGACCGCCGATGATGCGGTCACTGTCGAAGGAGTGTCACCGGGCGGGCAGTCGGAGACCTCCACCTGGACCTACGAGCGGGCCGAGCGGGCCGGGTACACCCCGCAGAAGGACGCGGCGACCGGCAAGTACAAGACCAACGCCAAAGGCAACCTGCTGGGCAACGAGAAGTACCTCACCGATCCCCAGGCCATGCTGTACGCGAAGGCCGCCGCGGAGGTGTGCCGCAAGCTCGCCCCGGACGTGCTGCTCGGCATGCCTTACAGCCGTGAGGATTTGGAGAGCGAGACACCGCGGCGCGTCGAGTCCGAGCGGGCTCCGGAGCGGGCTCGTGGGGTAGCCGCTTTGGCGCAGCGCGTCGCACCCGCACCCGCACCCGCACCGGCCGCAGATAACGCCGCCGCGGCACATCAGCAGACTTCAGCACCGGTTGCCGAGGCCATCGACGTCCGCCGTAAGTGGCTGAACCGCATGTTCGCCTTGCTCTCCGAGGGGGACTGCACCGACCGGACCGATCAGCTGATCGTGATCGCCGGCCTCGCCGGTCTCGACGCCCTCCCGGCGCACAGGGATTCGATCACCGACGAGGAGCTGCGCACCGTCGTGGAAGCCCTCAACGCCGCCAGCAAGGAGAAGCAGCTCGGCGCGGTTGTCACCGAGCTGATCCAGGCCTACAGCGCACGCCAAACCGAAACCGAGGGCCAGTGAGAACACTGCTCGGTTACCTCGCTCCTCTGATGGGTGGCTTCGATGATCTGCCAATCATTCAGTGCCGGCCCGGCCCGAGCGACGCCGAGCTGCAGGCACAGAGCGACGTCCAGCACGCCCGTGATGTTGCTGCGTGGGGGTACGGCTTGTCCTGCGCACCGACCAGCTGGACGGTGCCCGCCGTCGAGACGGTCGATGATGCGGAGCTCGACCACGTTCCGGCGCGGGCGGTCCGCGGATGATGGGCATTCCCGGCCTGGTTCCCGGCCTGGCGGTTCGTGAGTGCCCGGTGTGCAAACAGGACGTCCGGTCGCACCGCGAACCCGTCGCTGATGCGCGCAACGAGGTCGTGTTCTACCACCAGCATTCCGATGGCAGCGGTGTCCGTTGTGAGATGTCGGGGAAGGTAGCCGCGCTGCGGGCGGTCGCATTCACCGCCAAGCAGGCCGCCTGATGGCCGCGGCTCGCTGTCAGTCGTGTGGCCACCCCGACCACACCCACCGGTCCGGGATGGCTTGTGCGGCTGCGGATGTCACGGGGCAGCCGTCCAAGCTGGGACGGGCTGTCGGCGACAACTACGAACACACAGGCCGCACGGTGACCGGGTGCGGCTGCACCGGATACACACCCCAGCTGACGGTGGTGACCGGGTGAGCGCTGCAGACTGCCGTGCGGACCGCTGTTCCTGCGCCGGGAAGACCGCCAACGAAGCCAAGACGCTGACGCAAACCCTGGAGTTCGGGTGGCACAACGACGACGGCACCTACCACTGGAAACCCGACCGGGACACGGTCCAGGTCGTCTCCCAGGTGTGGGCCGACCACCTCCGTAACCGCTACCAGGCCAGGATCATCGAAGAGCTGCCCGACGGGATCATCGTCCACACCTGCCCGGCTGCCTTTCCTGAGGCTGTCACTCGAATCCGTTGGGCGGCAGCATGAACCGCCGTCTGCATTCCTGCCAGTCCTGTGGACTGCTCGGCCGGCGGCGATACCGCCGTGCCCGGCGGGCCCGCGCGCTCGCCGACCAGGCGCACGTCGAGTTCTTCACCCGGCTAGGTGCCGAGCTACGCGCCGAACGAGCCGGGCGCTTGTGGGCCGAGCGTGCCGCCATCTGGTCGGGACGGGGCGAGATCACCATCAACGCCGACTACGTGCCCCCTGACCCGCAAGCCGCGTGGTGGCTACCTGAACTCGCCGGAGGCCGATGATGGACCGTTACCGGCCTGGCTGTGTCAACCGATGCGCTGTTTGCGGCCTAGCCATTCAGCTGCGACAGGTCTCCGCGCACATCGCCCACCAATACCCCGGCGGCCAGCGGTGGGCCCACTGTCGGCCCGCTGACCATCCAGCCCGACCCATGCGAGGAGTCCTCGAATGACCGAAATCCCGAAGTGCTCTCTGTGCCGCCGTGACCGCACCATCCACGGCATGGACGCCTACGACTACAACCCGATCCAAGCCATCACGGGCGCGGCTCTCGGCTGGTACTCCGGCGACGATGGCGAGCTCTGCCCCGAGTGCATGGCGAAATCGATGGGGCGGCAGTGAGCGCCGGTGTCCGCGCCCGACTTGAGGCGGGCTGATGGCTGAGTTCACGGCCCGCTATCCCGGCGCATGCGCGTACGGCGACCGCATCCACGAAGGCGACCTGTGCCGGTACGTCGACGACGAGATCGCCCACGTTGAGTGCGCGCTGGCCGACGGACCCACGAACGTCGTCGCTGCCGAAACCGTCTGCCCTGAATGTCAACTCGCGCACCGGGGGGACTGCTTCTGATGCCTGATTTCTGGTTGCCATTCCCGCGCCGCGTCCTGATCGCCATGCGGCGGTGCCCGGACTGCGGATGCCACCCGGAAACCCAAGGCCACAAAACCGGATGCCCAAACGAGGAGGCCGCGCAGTGATCCAGGTGATCCACTACTTGCCAGACGTGCCGATGTACTACCGCGACCCGGTCTTCGCGTTCCAGGACGCCATACGTCCTCAGGTCGCGGCCGTTATCCGACCGGACCCCCTCGGGCCGGTCAACCGTGTCGCGCAGCTCGTCGCCGGCCGCCAGGGCGATCCGATCGACCAGTGCCGCATCGTCAAGCAGACACTCACGCACATACCGGATGGGGCCGACATCACCGTCGGGCGCGACCCCGGCACTCCGACCGTCCGGTACTGGGATCGCGACTGGATCTACAGGGCCAGTCAGGAAGGACGGCCTGCGAGTTGGTACGTCACCGTCAACGGGCGTCGCGTCCTGGAGGCCGCCGCCGTTGAATGCCTACCGCCGGCCTACCGCCCGCCGCTCCCGCTGAAGCCGAAGGGGCTGTGGCGCAACCTCCTCCGTCGGCACATCACCGGGTGGTTCCGAACGCTAGCTGACCGAGTCACGGGCCGGTGCGGCGGTTACCGCCGCGACGAACTCGGAGGTGACTGGTGACCTGGACCTGGCTGGCCTACATCTACCTCGCCCTTGCTGTCGTCCTGGTAACCCTGCTGGTGGTCGCGAACGTGGGCGGCACACGAGCGCACCCACCGATTCCCAATCGGCACCAGACCGCTGATGCCATCGCGATGACGTCACTGATTCCTCGACGTTCCGTCCGCGCCATCCCCATCCGCCCGTTCACCGCCGTCTCCGACTGCCCCCGCTGCGACACCGTGGCAATCCACCCGATGCGTGAAGCCCAACCCTTCGACATGGGCAGAGTGGTGGCCGAGGTACAGGGCGACCGCGACAAGCTCCAAGCCGCCTGCGCCAATGTTGTTGTCCGGCAGTGCTCCTGCGGCCAGGAATGGCGCGAATCATGAACGCTCCTCAACCCAAACGAATCCAGCGCCAGCGCACCAAAGGCTGGAGGATGCCCGACGGTGCGCTGTACGTCGGACGGCCGAGCCGGTGGGGCAACCCGTTCCGCATTTACCACGGCCACAGCATCATCGGCCCCATGTGGCACATTGCAGCCGCGACATGGGGGCACATCCCGACGATTGAGTGCGTCTACGGCTACGTCACGTCGAGTAGCCCGCTATCCACCCGGGGCGCGGTCTCTCTGTACGCCTCGCTGCTCGAGGTGCGGGCGCGGGTTGAGCCTGACCGGCTGGCGGATTGGCTCGCTCCGTTGCGCGGCAAGGATCTTGCGTGCTGGTGCCCACCCGACCTGCCATGCCACGCCGACGTCCTCCTCAACCTCGCCAATGTCGAAGGAGGGGCCGCTAATGCGTGAGCCGTGGCGGCATAAAGCCGCCTGCGCCGACATCCCCAACGCGGACAGCCTGTTCTTCCCCGAACGCACCGGCCGCACCCGCGAGTCCAGGATGGCCATGCGAGTGTGCGCCACCTGCCCCGTCCAGCAGCCCTGCCTCCAGTGGGCGCTCACCCACCACGAGGACGGCATCTGGGGCGGAACCGGGATCGCCGACCGGGCGCGAATCAGGCGGGAACAACGACAACGAATCACAGGCGGCGCATGGACGCCGCCGAAGAGTTGGAGCTGATGCACTGATGCCAAACGCGGCGGCCATGATCTATGAATCCATCTGGCGTGACGGCGACTGGCGCAAGCTCACCCGCGGCGCCCAATGTCTTTACGTCCAACTGTTGTCCCAGAAGGAGCTTGACTGCGCCGGACTGCTCCCACTGCAGCCGACTAAGTGGGTCAAGGGCTGCGACAGCATGACGATCGACGAGCTGTGGGCTGATATGGCCGAGCTGCAGGAGCATCGGTTCGCGTTCTATGACGTGGACACCGACGAGGTTCTGATCCGCACACAGGTACACAAGCCGTTCATTATCAAGGGGCCCAAGACCCGGGCGTCGGCGATGCGCGCCGCGAGACTGTGCGCGTCACCATTCCTGCGGAAGGTTCTCGCCGCCGAATTACGGGCCGCCGGGATAGCTGAATTCACTGCTGTGGCCAACGAATTGGACCCTGTCGAGACAGCTGAAAACGACGGCCCGGATAGGGTATTGGAACCCTATCGGAACCCTATCGATACCGTATCCGCCGGATACCCTATCGATACCCCTTCGATACCCACGGGAACGGGAACGGGAACGGGTATATCTCACCTTGGTAATTACTCAAGGGGGGAAGAGCGCCCTTCGTGCGCCCGCCACCCCAATGGCAATCCCAGCGATGACCCTTGCCATGGATGCGGACGTGTTCGCAAATGGGACGAGCGGTACGGCTCCACTGAAGTAGCTGAAGCCGATGCCGCCAAACGCCGGCTGCGCGACATCGCTGCCAATTGCCCGGACTGCTTGGGTACCAACCTCATCGAGGTAAACGACAGCGCCGTAGCCAAATGTCAGCACCCCTATGCGGCGGTGAAACATGCCTGACCGGTACGGCGATTCCGACCCCGACATCGCCCGCATCACCGATCCGTACACCGTCGCCAACTGCGACCTGTGCGACGAACACGGCTACCGCGGACCCACCGTCTGCGACCACGTCGACCACTCAGGTGCCGCCAAACGCGGAATGGCCATGATCCGCGAGGCAATGGGGTGGGGGCATGGATGACACCAACCGCCGCCGGAAACGCCCCAGAATCGCGCACAGGGGCCAGCAATCGGCATCCGTGCGCCGCTCCACCGCCAATAAAACCCACCAACCCCTGGAGCCGCGCATGAACACCTCCACCCCCACCCGCATCCTCAGCGCCGCCCAACTCGGCGGCACAGGAGCGCTCACCGCCTACGCCCTCGACCACCTCTGCAAGCACTGCCCTGTGCGCTGCAAGCACTGCCCCGACCGGATAGCACTCACACCAGTCAGCAGTTCATACGTGCATATCGAAGGCGACCAGGCCGGTAAGCACACATGCGCCGTCAACCCCTACGGCTTTCATGCTGAGCCCGTCGGAGCGCCCTGTGGCGACCATCCGGCCAACCCCTGCAACGGAAGCCGTGGGATCGAGCCCCGGCCATGACCTCGACCACCACAACAACTGGCGACTCATCGCCGTCATCGTCCTCTGGGGATTGCTCTCAAGCGCGTGGGGATTCTCGGCCGGCTGGGACGCCGCACCCCGCACCGGAAGCCGCCGATGACTAGACCCGACGCCGCCGCCGAAATCCGCCAAGCATCCGCCGACTTCCACATCAACACCGAAAGGACCAACGGCCAGTGATCAACTTCCACGTCCCCGGCACCCCCGCACCGCAAGGCAGTAAGCGCCACGTCGGCCGCGGAATCATGGTCGAATCCTCCAAAGCCGTCGGCCCCTGGCGTGAACGCGTCGCCCTGGCCGCCCACCAAGCCATGGCCGGCCGGCCGCTCCTCGACGGACCCGTCAACGTCGTCGTCACGTTCACCATGCCCCGCCCGAAAACAGCCCCGAAACGCACCACACCACCAGCCACGAAACGACCAGACCTCGACAAGCTCACCCGCGCCGTCCTCGACGCACTCACCGGCATCACCTTCACCGACGACAGCCAAGTCATCGCACTGCGCTGCTCGAAACACCTAGCCGAACTTGGCGAAACCCCCGGCGTCTACATCGCAGTCGAGGAGCCCACCCTGTGACCAAGTGCCAACACTGCCACCGACCCAACGACCTCTACCTCTGCCACAGCTGCCAGATCGAACTCTGCAACCGCCTCGACCAAATCCCATGGCTCCTCGAAGAACTCGACAACCGCATCCAGAAACTCGACCGCGTCAGCGTCGGAACCATCGGCCGCAACCGACGCCCCGACGAAATGAACCCCGTCGACTTCGACGCCATCGAACTCGCCCGCACCATCCGAAAGACCTTGCAGCACTGGGTCGAAACCATCGCCACACAAGCCACCGGAAGACCACCCACAGCCCTCACCACCGTCACCACACCCGACCTCGCCCGCTGGCTCAACCACAACATCAAACACATCGCCCGACTCGACCTGGCCAAGAAAGGCCGCCACCAGCTCTACGACGACATCACCCGCATAGCCGGCACACCCGACCGCGGCGGCCAACTCCACCGCGCCATCAACCCCGCAGAACACCACCTCGTCGGACCCTGCCCCACCATCCTCGGCCGCGACGAACACGGCCACCCCCGCCAATGCGGACGAACCCTCTTCGCCGACACCTACGACCGCACCGTCGAATGCCCCAACTGCCACCAAACCATCGACGTCGAAACCACCAGAACCCGCGCCGCAGCCGAACGAGACCACCACACCCGGACAGCACTCATCGACGTCATGGCCACCATCGACGAACCCATCACCGACAACCAACTCGACGCCTGGATCAACGCCCGACGCCTCCGCACCGCCGGCTGGCTCCACGACGGCTCAATCATCGAATTCCGCCTCGCCCCCACCGACGAACCCGTCTACAGCCTCACCAGAGCCCGCAAACTCCGACGCCGAGACAACAACCTCACCCGCAGGAAAATCACACGATTGTGATTTCTGACGCGCTGACCTGCTACTATCGGATTCCAGTGGGGAGAAACACGCCCCGACCTCGAAAAACAGCCCCGGCAGCAAACGCTGACCGGGGCTTCGTCATACCCGGGCAGGTGACCGACATGCCCAGCGCACCACCCCGCATCTGCGCACGCTGCGGAGCCCTAGCCCAACCACGCCAGCCATGCGCCTGCAGACCAGCATTCGAAGGCGCGGCACGCCGCAAGGCCGGCACCCGCTGGCGCCGGCTCCGCGCCCACAAGCTCCGCACCACACCCACCTGCGAGCACCCCGGCTGCCGGCGCCTTGCCGACGAAGTCGACCACATCGCGCCCCTGGCCGAAGGCGGCGACGAATTCGACTCGACAAACCTGCAAAGCCTCTGCCACGACCATCACCAGACAAAGACCAACGCCGACGCAATGCGAGGCAAAACCAGAGCGAGGTGAATTCAACAATGCATAAACACAAATCCCAAATGCATGCATATTATTCACCGAATTGCTCTACATACCCGAAGGCCAACATGGGTAGGGGGGTTCAAGCCTCTGACCAGCACAAACAGAAACCCCGCCCCGGTAGCCGAATTTTTACGCGCTCAGGTTTTCCGCATTCTTTCCGGATTATGCATCTGCTTTGCATGGCGGGTGCATAACCGTGGGTCGCAGGGGGCCGGCGGCCGCTCCGGCGGCGTTGAAGCTGGTCAAGGGCAAATCCGCTGGTAGGGATAGCGGTGGCCGGCCGGTCAATGAGGTGCCGAAGTTCAAGCGCGGCGCCCCGGACGCTCCGGAGATATTGAGCGCGGAGGCCCGCGCGGAGTGGGATCGCATCGTTCCTGGGCTGGATGAGCTGGACCTGCTGAAGCCGGAGGACTTCGCGGCGCTGGTGGAGCATTGCGAGACGTGGGCGACCTACGTCGAGGCGGTGGCTGAGGTGCGCGCGGAGGGGGTCGTGCTGACGAACCCGGACAACGGGCGCAGGTACAAGAATCCGGCGCTGTCTGCGGCGGAAGCTGCTGGTCAGCAGCTTCGCGCGTCGTGTCGTGAGTTCGGCCTGACCCCGTCGTCTGAGCAGAACGTCGGCAAGCCGATGAGTGGTAATGGTGGCGGCGCGGAAGACGACCCGTTCGCGGGCACCGGCCACTCGTCCTCGGCGTAGCGCAGCGTGGGCGAACGCTGACCTTGACCAGCTGAAACTCAGCCCCGAGGTCGCTTGGTTCCTGGAGTCGCGTGGCTATCGGCCGCCGACGTGTCCGCCGCTGATCAAGACCCCGGAGCCTCGCGTGGTTCGTGGCGCGCTGTTCGATCCGGAGCGGGTCGATCACGTCGTCGCGGCGTTCCGCAGGTTGCGGCACACGAAGGGCCGGTTCGCCGGCCAGTCGTTCGATCCGGATTGCTGGCAGGTCGCCTACTACTTGGCGCCGGTGTTCGGTTGGGTTGCGCCGTCGAAGGATTCGGGCGAGCTGGCGCGGATCATCACGACCGCGTGGGTGGAGCTGCCGCGTAAGAACGGCAAGACGACGACCGCGTCCGGGACGGGCATCTACCTGACGGGCGCGGATGGTGAGCCGGGTGCGCAGGTGGTGTGCGCGGCGACGAGTAAGGATCAGGCGAAGTTCGCGTTCGATCCGATGAAGCAGATCGTGCGCGGGTCGCCGGCGTTGGGGAAGCACTTCGAGCCGTTCCAGTCGAAGATCGTGCACAAGGCCTCAGAGTCGGTGTTCGAGCCGGTCGCCAATGTTGGTGACGCGCAGCATGGCCGGGATTTGCACGGCGGGATCGTCGACGAGGTGCACCTGCACAAGACGAACGATCTGATCGAGGCGATCGAGACCGGCACGGGGTCGCGGATCCAGCCGCTGATCTTGTTCATCACGACTGCGGATGCGGGTCGGCGGCACACGCCGTATGACGAGAAGCGCACGCGGATCGAGAAGTTGGCTCGCGGGACGCTGAAAGACCCGACCACCTACGGTGTGATCTTCGCGGCCGAGCCGTCCGATGACCCGTTCGTCGAGGCGACCTGGAAGAAGGCCAACCCGGGGTATGGGGTGTCGCCGACGAAGCGGTTCATGGCGTCGGCGGCGACGAAGGCGAAGGACTCGCCGGCTGAACTTGCGTCGTTCCAACGGCTGCACTTGGGGATCCGGACCAAGCAGCAGTTCAAGTTCCTCGAGCTGGGCCCGTGGGATGTGAATGCGTCAATCGTTGATCCGATTCGGTTGAAGGGCCGGGAGTGTTTCGGCGGCCTGGACCTCGGCTCCACATCGGACTTGACGGCGCTGTGCTGGGTGTTCCCCGATGGGGGGGCGTTCGATGTGATGCTGCGGTGTTGGGCGCCGGAGGACAGCGTCGAGAAGTTGGATGAGCGCACGGCGCGGGCCGCGTCGACGTGGGTGAAGCAGGGCTGGTTGACGACCACGCCCGGGAATGTGACGGACTACGACTTCATCGAGGCGCAGATCGGTCGGGATCGGGACCTGTTCCTGGTCAAGGAGATTGCCTATGACCGGTGGAATGCGCAGCAGTTGGTGAACAACCTGATCAGCGATGGCGCGCCGATGGCCACGATGGGTCAGGGGTTCGCCTCGATGTCGGCGCCGACGAAGGACTTGCAGCGGCTGATCCTCACCGGAACTGAGCAGAAGCCGATCGTCCGGCATGGCGGTAATCCGTTGCTGCGGTGGATGGTGGACAACTTCGCGGTGGCGATGGACCCGGCAGGGAATGTGAAGCCGGACAAAGCGAATGCCGGGGACAAGATCGACGGCGTAGTGGCCCTGATTATGGCGCTGTCGCGGGCTCTGGCAGCGCAGGACGTGACGCCTACATCGGCGTACGACGACGGCGAAGGGCTGATGATCGTATGAGGATGCGCCGACATCCCGGCATGAACCGGAAGGTGCTGGTGTCACTGATCTCGGGCAGCGCGGTGTCTGGCGTGTTGACGAAAACACCAGGCCCGCTACTGATTCTGCAAGGAGCGATGATCCATGAACCAGGTGCAGAGCCCGCAGCGGCGGACGGCGAGATCGTGATCGACGGGGCGAACGTCGACTACGTGCAGATCGTGGGCGGCGGCTAACCCGGATGGGTTTCGTGCAGTCGGCGGGCGCAGTTCGTGGCCTGTCCGGCCGGCCGGCGTTCTCAACGCCTTCGCAGCGGATCACGCTGTCGAGCACGATGGCGGTTGAGTACGGCGAGATTTGGCGCACCCAGGAGTCGGTGCGGACCGTCGTAACGTTCCTGGCCCGCAACATCGCGCAGCTCGGACTGCCGGTGTATCGACGCAAGGGCGAGGCTGATCGTGAGCGTTTGCAGGACCATCCGCTGTCGGTGCTGCTCCGGAGGCCGAATCCGTGGACTACGCGGTACCGGCTGATCAACGGCCTGGTGCACGACTTCGCGATCTATGACGTGGCTTACTGGTGGAAGACGAAGACGGCAGACGACGGCTTCGGTGTGATGCGCATTCCGCCGAAGATGGTCAAACCGGTGGGTGACAACTGGTTCACGCCGGAGGCGTTCGAGATCGCCGGGACGAAGCAGCGGCGAGTTGTGCCGGCGAACGAGATCGTCTACTTCCGCGGCTATGGGCTGGACGAGGACACCGGCACTTCGCCGTTAGAGGCCTTGCGCAGGACTCTCCGCGAGGAGTGGACCGGCTCTGAGATGCGCGAGCAGATCATGCGCAACGGGGCCAGGGTGTCTGGCTACATCGAGCGGCCACCGACGGCGATCTCGGGCAACTGGTCTCCGGAGGCCCGCGCCGCGTTCCGGAGGCAATGGCACACCCAGTACACCGGTGACAGGGCCGAGCTGGCCGGCGGAACACCGATCCTCGAAGACGGTATGACCTTCAAGTCGGCTGCGCAGTCCGCGAAGGACTTGCAGTACATCGAGGGACGCAAGCTGACTCGTGAAGAGGTGGCGGCGGCGTACTTCATCCCGCCGCCGATGGTCGGAATCCTGGACAAGGCCTCGTTCTCGAACATCACCGAGCAGCACAAGATGCTCTACCAGGACACGCTCGGACCGTGGCTGACGATGATCCAGGATGAGATTGCGCTGCAACTCATCCCGGAGTTTGAGCCGGGGCCGAAGGCGCACGACTTCTACGTGGAGTTCAACCTGCGGGAGAAGCTGACCGGATCGTTCGAGCAGCGCGGTGCGGTGCTCTCCCAGGCCGTTGGTGCCCCGTGGCTGACCCGCAACGAAGCCCGAGCGATGGACAACCGTCCGCCCGTCGACGGCGGCGATGAGCTGATCCGTCCGTTGAACGTCACGCAGAACGGTGACCAGAACCCGGTGCCCGCCGAAGACGGCCCTCCGATGGCGCCGACCGGCAACGACTACACCGCTCCGGACACCCCGGACGACGCGCAGGAGGACTGATGCTCACCAAGAACCATCCGATTGAACTGGTCGCATTCAAGGCCGGCCCCGATGACGGACTCGAAGAGGGCCAGTTCACCGCCTACGCGTCGGTCTTCGGCAACAAGGACTCCTACGGCGACGTCGTGGTAGCTGGGGCGTTCGCGAAAGACCTTTCGCGATGGGAGAAGTCGGGTAACCCGATCCCGCTGCTCTTCGGGCACAACATGTCCGATCCGGACTACAACATTGGGCACATCGTGAAGGCCGAGGAAGACTCGGTCGGCCTGAAGATCACCGGTCAGCTCGACTTGGAGAACCCGAAGGCCCGGCAGGTTTACCGGATGCTCAAGGGTCGGCGAATCAACCAGATGTCCTTCGCCTACGACGAGATCGAGTCCGGACCCGCCATGCGTGACGGTGAGAACATTTGGGAGCTGCGGGAACTCAAGCTCTATGAGGTATCTGTCGTGACTCTGGGCGCGAATCAGGAGACCGAGATTCTGGCGGTGAAGTCGATGCCGACTGTCGCCGAGCGTGCACTGCGCGACATCAAAGCCGGCCGCGTGCTATCGGCCAAGAACGCGGGCGAACTCCGCGGGGCGCATGAGGCCATCGGCCGCGTCCTGTGCGCCCTCGAAGGCACATCTGACGAGGAGAAGGCCAGCGACAGCGGCCCGTCTCGCCAAGCTCCGGCCGGGGATACCCAGTCGGGACAGCCGCGTGAGGCCAGCCGCAAGTCGTCCGTCGATACCTCGGCAATGGAACTGCTCAGCCTCGAAATCGAGCTGAGCGCGTAACTCTCACGAAGGAGAAGAACACCATGCCGATGACGGCAACCAAGCTGGCCGACCTCCAGAAGGCCGCACTGCATCACACCGAGAAGGCCCGCGAGATCATCGAGGCCAACGCCGACAAGGACCCCAGCGCGTGGTCGGAGGACGACCGTAAGTCCTACGACGAACACCTGGCCAAGGGCCGGGAGAAGCTCGACGAGATCAAGGTAGCCAAGGACGACCTGAACGTGCTCGGCGCAGCGAAGGCGCTGGCCGATGAGATCGGGCAGCCCGCCAAAGACGACCTCGACGCCCAGGGCCAGCGGCCCGTCCGTGAGCGGGTCAAGGCGCTGGGTCTGCAGGTCGTCGAGTCGCCGGAGTTCAAGGCGATGCTCAAGCCGTTCACCGCTACCGATGGCTCGGTGCGGATCGGTGAGAAGACCCGCATCCAGTCCGACCCGATCAACATCAAGGGGCTGTTCGTCGGCGGCACCGACACCAGCGCCGGTGCGTTCGTTGTCAACGAGCAGACCGGCATTGTCGAGATGCTGGGCCGCAAGGAACTCAAGCTGCGCGATCTCATCTCGGTGCGCCGCACCGGATCGGACACGGTGGAGTACGTCGAGCAGACGTCGCACACCAACGCGGCCGCAGTGGTCCCCGAGGCAACCAGCTCGGCCGCTCCGACGCTGCCCGCCCTGGACGGCAACGCCCTGGCGGCAGGTGCGAACCTGGTCAACAACCCCAACGGCGGATACAAGCCCGAGGGGTCGTGGGCGTTCGTTCGCCGCACCGCAGTCGTCAAGACGATCGCGGAGTGGGTGCCGGCCACCAAGCGGGCGCTCGCCGACGTCGCTCAGCTCGAAGGGTTGATCAACGACGAGCTGCGCGCCGACGTCGCGGAGGCCGAGGAGGCGCAGATCCTCGCCGGTGACGGTTCCGGTGAGAACTTCACCGGTATTCGGAACTGGTCGGGCATCCAGACTCAGGCCTTCGACACTGACATCTTCCGCACGGTGCGTAAGGCGATCACGAAGGCTCGCACGGTCGGTCGGGTCAACCCGAACGCGATCCTGGTGTCCCCGGCTACCGCCGAGGTCATCGACCTGGCGAAGGATGGCGAGAGCCGGTACTACTACGGCGGTCCGCAGTCCATCGGCCCGCGGACCTTGTGGGGTGTCCCGGTTGTCGAGTCGGAGTCGCAGGCCGACACCGACGTTTTGGTCGGCGACTTCTCCAAGGCGGTGTTCTGGGACCGCGAGCAGACCACGGTGACGATCTCGGATTCCCACGCCGACTTCTTCATCCGGAACATGGTCGCGATCCTCGGCGAGGAGCGCGGCGCGTTCGCGCTCACCCGGCCGAAGGCCATCGTCAAGGCAGCGCTGTCCTAAGTGTCGCTGTTCAATTCGGGCTCGGCCGGGGCGGCTACGCCTCGGCCGGGTCCGGCCTCATCGAAGGAGGAACCCGTGGGGCTCAAGGAATACGACGTTGAGATCAACGGCCATAAGACGACCCTGCAGCTGTCCGACAAGGACGCGACAGAGCTGGGCCTGACCGTTCCCGCGGGGCCGGCCGAGGCGAAGGCCCCGGCGAAGGCACCGGCGAATAAGGCCCGCACTCCGCGGAACAAGCAGGCCTGAGTTTTTCGTGCTCGACGTTGACGTGTTGGCCGACTACACGAAGGGTCGTCTTGACGCCGACGCCGACGAGACAGCCCGGCTGCTCGACAGCGCTGTTGCTGCGGTGCGCCGGTGGTGTGGCTGGCACGTCGCACCAGAGTTGACTCAGACGGAGACCGTCGACGGTCCGGGCGGTGCACTGTTGCGGCTTCCGTCGTTGCGTGTTGTCGCGCTGTCCGCGGTCACTGAGGATGGTGTCGACCTCGACCTGGCCGGGCTGGAGTGGTCCCGCATCGGCCTGGTGCGCAAGAAGTCCGGCGGGCTCTGGACGTCACGCTTTCAGGGAATCACGGTGACGATGTCCCACGGCTTCGCTGATGCTGCGGACTTCGAGACCGCGGTGTATTCGGTGGCCGACCACATGTCTCAGGCTGCCGACGGCGGCGCACCGACTGTTGTTGGACCGTTCCGGTGGGGCAATGCGGACAGCCCCGATGCGGGGTTCACGACGGCTGAGCTGTTGATTCTGGAGCAGTACCGGCTCGAGCGGGCGGCGTGACCGAGAAGGTCACGATCACTCCGCGGGCCGGCATGGATGCGCATGACAATCCGCTGCCCGCTGGAACGCCGTTCGCGGTGGATGCACTTGTTGCTCCGGGCAATACGGCTGTGGAGCCGGGGGCGGACGGCGACCTGGATACAGTCTCTTTCACGGCGTATCTGCCGCTGCGCGTGAAGCGGAACGGCGCGTGGGTGCGCACTGTAACCGTGCTCACCGACAACTTCACGATCCTTGTTCGCGGCCAGGTGTGTGTGGGCCGGGCGAAGGAGTGGGAGCAGGCGGGCCGCGGCGGGGTCGAGGTGTTGGCCTTTGCAGCGACGGGGGCGACGCCGTGACCCGCGTGCAGGCCGACGTCGTCAAGCCGATCGCCGACTGGCTCGACGCGCGGCTACCGACCGCCGAAGCCCGGCTGAACGTGCCGGCCAAGTGGACACCGGCTGATGGTCCGCTGCTAGTCGTCGCTGACGACGGCGGGCCGACACGGTGGCCGATCAAGTCCGATCACACGATCCGTTTGACCGGATGGGCTGCCGGCCGGGATGAGGCCCGCGGCATCGTGGCGCTGGCCGCCGGGTTGCTGGCCGGATCGAATCCCCGCCCGCCCGGAGTCGCGTATGTCGATCCGGAGATGGGCACGATCCTCGACGCCCGCGATAAGACCACCGGCGCCATGCTGGCGTCGATCCTGATCGGCGCCACCGCCCGGACCGTCGAGGTCTGATGGCTTTCGAGCTGGACAAGGCGGGCGGCGCCGAAGTCCTCAAGGTGATGGCCGCCGAGGCGATCGCCGCGCTGGCACAGCAGGTCGCGGCGGCCGCCGGCGAGGGCGCGGTGGTTGAGATGTCCACCACCGATCGGGCCCGCGCGAAGGTGAAAGTCCCGGCTGATGTGCAAGCCAAGGACGGTGTTCTGACCCGCGCCGCCGCTGAGGTCGGCCTGGAGGTGCGGCCCAGCAAGAAACGCCCGCCGCGAAGCAAGTCGCGCGCGAAGAAGTCCGGTGTGCCACGGAAGCGCGGCCGGCCGCGCAAGTCCACGCCGAGCGAATAGGAATCGACCCCGCCCTAATCCCTGGGCGGGTTTTTTGCGCCCGCAAGGGCATGAGTAACGCCCTTGAAGGAGGGAAATCCCATGGTGCAGACCATTAATCCAGATGCCACCACAATCCCCGACAAGGCTGAGGTGTGGATCGCACTCAAGTCCGATGTGTCGAACCTGGCGGCGATGATCCCGGCCACCCCGACGGCGGACCTCGACGCGCTCGGATGGAAGTTCTCCGGCCTGATCGACGACAAGAAGGGTATTCCACTCGATCCGAGCATCGAGGTCAAGGAGTACGACGCGTTCGGCCGGCCGGCGTTCCGGATGAAAGCCCGCAAGGGCAAGCTCAAGAGCGGGTTCACCGCGCTGGAGTTCAACGACGCCACCAGGGCGATCATCCTGCCGGGCTCGGCTGCCAACAAGATCGGCATTCCGAAGAACGTCCAGATCTATGTCCTGTACCGGTTCATCGACGAGGACGTCTCCGCCGGCAGCCGAGTATGGGTGTCGTTGCGTCCGGCGCTGGCCGAGCTGAAGAGCCACGGCGGCATCGTTGACGGCGAGTTGTCGTTCGCCGAAATCGTGGTTCACCACACCGCGGACGCCGCGAATGACGTGTTCCAAACCGTGGGCGGCCTGCCACTGACCAAGGTGTTCACCCTCGGCAGCGGCCTGACGTCCTACATCGTGACCGTCGACGGCCAGACCACCGCGGTGATCTCGACGCTCACGTCGGCTGCGTTGCAGACCGCGCTGCGTGCGTTGGCGATCGTCGGCAGCACAGGCGTGACCGTGACGGGTTCCGGTTCGGGTCCGTTCACCGCGGTGTTCACCGCGCCGGTGCTCTCGGTGACCGCTGGCGGCACCGGGGGCACGGTCACCGTCGCGTAGCTGTTCCACCCCGGCCCAGGGCGAGGAGCCCGACGACACCCGTCCCCGGGGCCGGGTCGCCTCCCCCCCGACATCCCGCATCTAGTGAGAGGACCCGTCCAATGCCTGAAATTCCCGACACCGCGCCGAAGCCGCGGGACCGCAAGCCGAAGAGATCTACCGAGGCGCGGCAGGCTGAAGTCGACGGCTATATCGACCTTGAATCATGCGGGCTCACATTGCGTGTCCCCGTTCTCGGGAAGGTGCCATTGAGGGCGGTTATCGCGTTCAAGCGTGGTGACGAGTTCGCCGGCACCGAGGAGTTGCTCGGGCCGGAGCAGTGGGCCGCATTCATGGAGAAGAACCCGACGGTCGACGACTTCGCTGCGATCGGCGAGCAGCTCAACGACATACTGGGAAACTGATCGGCCTCGTCGACCTGCTCGATGAACATGGCGACGAGATTGAGGCCGATCTGCAGTCTGAGTACCGGATCGACTTGTGCGACTTCTATCGCGGTGAACTCTCGGCTCGGCGGCTCGGCGTGCTGGTTCGACAATTGCCGGTGACGAGTCGCGCGGTGGAGGCGATCGACGGGCGTCCTGGGTGGACACCAACTGATCACCTGCTCGCCGATCTGTGGTCACTTATCGCGCGGGCGTACTCCGAGAAGGGTTCCCTGCCAGAGGATTTCGATCACCCGACGCGGGCGGAGATGATCGTCAAGGCCATTGCCGCCGCCAAAGCCGAACTCAAAGCGTTCTACCTGAAGCGGAAACGGGCCTACCGGCTTCCAGTCCAGTCGGGCAGGTCGGGGCAGTAGTTCACGATCTGTGCCTGGACGCCGTGCGTGGCGAGCGCCGACGCGATCATGGCCAAGTCGCGATTATGGTCAGAGAAGGCCAGCCAACTATTGGCGTAGCCGGCCAGCATCTGGTAGTTGCTGCTGATCTGTCCGGCGGCACATGCCGCGCCACGCGTTGACTCTGAATCCGGGCCGGGCAGAACGACCTGGAACGCGACGCCTTGAAGATCGCAGTGCACAGCGCCCCCGCTAACCCCGCCCGCTGCCGCGATCGAGACCGGGTGAGTGAGCGGGACATTCGAGCATGATCCGCCAGCTGCGGTGATCGCGTCGATCACCTCACCGGAACCGGTTGGCGACGCGTGAGCAGGCGAGGCAACGGCAGCAATCACGGTGGCAGCAGCCACTAGAGCGAGCTTCATTCGTCGAAATCTAACAGCCCAGGAGGTGAGCGAGTTGACGACCATCGGTTACGCAACGTTGCAGATCATTCCCTCCCTCAAGGGTGTTTCGGATGCGATCGAGAAGCAGATCGAGGGCAAGGTCGTCGAGGTCGCGATCGCGCCGAGGGTTGATCAGCGGGCGACGGACCAGGCCGGCAAGCAGGCGCGTGAAGGTGTGGAGAAGCACACCCGCGAGGTCACCGTTGAGCCGAAGGTCGACCAGCGCGCCGCCGAGCAGGCCGGCCGTAAGACCCGCGAGACCGTCGAGAAGCACACCAAGAGCGTCACCGTTGAGCCGAAAGTCAACGACGCGTCCGCGCGCAAGGCCGGGAAGACTGTCGGGGACCGCATCTCCGGTGCCATCGTTCCGGCAGTCGAAGGCGCCATTAGTGGCGCAGACCTCGGTGGGGCGATCTCCAAGAAGATGGAGGCGACCTGGGGATCGGTCGGCTCTGAGCTGGGTACGAAGGTCGTCAAGCCGGTTTTCGACGAGTTACTGGAGCCGGCACTGAAAGACGTTGCGGGCAAGATCACGACCGCGGCGAGCACGAAAGCTGTTGATCTGCTGGGCGCTGCGTGGCAGAAGACCGCCGAGAAGATCAAGGACGCCGGCCGCAAGATCAACTCGGCGGTGCGCCGGGATGATGCGCCGAGCTCGTCGAGCGGCGGCGGCCAGGCCGCGCAGGCCCCGGCATCGGCCGGTAAGGCGAAGGCCGGACCGTCGGCGGCGGTCAAGAATGCCGGCGTCGTTGTGGGGAACGCGTTCGCGCCGATTGTGGCCGGCGCTCTGGATTCAGCGCTGGCCGAGCTGGACTTGGGGCCGAAGATCGCGGCGAAGCTGGGTCCGGTCGGTCCGGTGGCCGAGAAGATGTTCGACACACTGACCGCGAGTGTGGCCGAGTTCGCGGCGAATCAGACGAAGGCGTTGGCGTCGGTTGCCGTGGAGGGGTTGGCTACCGCCTGGAATTCGGTGGCGGCGTCGACCCTTCGGGCGAAGGTTGCGTCGGCTGCTGCCGCGGTGGCGCAGGGCGCGCAGATGGCGGCGACGAAGGCCGCGGCGGCAGCGCAATGGCTGTGGAACGCGGCGCTGACAGCGAACCCGATCGGACTGGTTGTCACTGCGATCGCCGCGGTCGTCGCCGGCCTGGTGTTGTTCTTCACGAAAACCGAACTGGGCCGCAAGATCTGGGCTGGGTTCACCGAGTACCTGAAGGTCGCCTGGGAGGCGATCAAGACTGCGTTCAGCGCGGCGTGGGAAGCGATCTCGAAGATCTGGGACGGAATGGTCACCAAGGCCGGCCAGGTGTGGGAAGGCATCAAGTCGAAGTTCACCGCGGTCGTCGATTTCGTCAAGGGGCTGCCGTCTGCGATCAGCTCGGCGGCCAGCGGAATGTGGGACGGCATCTCGAACGCGTTCAAGTCGATGGTCGACCGGATGAAGGGATGGTGGAACGACTTCGCCTCGGCGTTGAGCTTCACGACTCCGGACTGGCTTCCGGGTGACCCGGTGACGTTCTCGCTGCCGAAGTTCGACCTCGGCGGCTACACGGGGAACGTCCCTGCCGACCGGATCGCTGGGGTGGTGCACGGCGACGAGTTCGTGGTGCGCGCGGATTCGCGGCGCCGGATCGAGAACGCGCTCCCCGGGCTGCTGGACTACCTGAACAACAACGGGAAGCTGCCGCTGCCCGGCTATCAGGGCGGCGGCCGGGTGCAGCTCGGCAACATCAGCGGCCCGGGTATCACGACCGGTGAGCAGCAGTCCATGTGGGATGCGGTCCGCTCGAAGTTCCCCGACGCGATCCTCTCCAGCGCAACCCGCACGGTCCAGACCGAAGGCCACCCCGACTACCACAACGCCGGCCGGGCAATCGATATCAGCGGGCCGGGTATGGGGGCGATCGCGTCGTGGATCGCCTCGACCTTCCCCGACAGCCTCGAGCTGATTCACTCCCCGTTCGGGCACAACATCAAGAACGGCAAGAACGTCGGCGACGGTGTCGGCTTCTACGGCGGCGGGCTGATGGCCGCGCACGCCAACCATGTGCATTGGGCTCTGGGGCATGCGGCGAAGGTGTCGCAGCCCAATCCCGCGGATGCGGCACCGGCGGCCAGTGCCGAGTCTGACAGCGCCGCGGGGGCGTCGAGCTCGTCGGGGATGTTGTCGGCGTTGGGCGTCGGAACCACGGGCACGTCGGTGGATTCGAGCAGCGGATCGTCCACCAACCTCAGCGCGCCCGGATCGCTGTCGGGGATCGGGACGTGGGCGGGCCAGCAGGCAGGCACTCAAATCGGCGGGGCCGTCAAGAATTCGATGGGCGGTCAGCTACCCAAGCAGGCGGAGACCGCGGTCGGCGGGCTCGGCGACCTGGGCTCTGCGGCCGGCCAGTTCGTCGACGGACAGGTCGGGTCAGCGCTGGAGGCGTTCGGGATCAACGGGTCGCCGGGCTGGCTGAAAGGACTGTCGACGATCGTCGGCGGCATCTCGATCGGCGGCGGGGGTGGTGCTTCTTCGGTGGCCCCGGTCGCGTCGGCGGTGAACTCCGCTACCCCCGCGGCGGCCTCGGCGATCGGCAGCGTGCACGGCG